GAGCAGCTGCAAGCTGCCCGTGCTGAGGCTCGCGCCAAAGCCATGAAAAACGAAGAAGACCGCACCACTGGCATCATGGCCTTGGCTACCCGCCACGGTATGCGTGAGCTGGGCCAGAAGGCCGTTGACGATGGCACCCCCTTGGAGCTGTTCCGTGGCCTGGCCCTGGACGAGCTGCACAAGAAGGGCAGCAATGCCCCCCTGGAGAACCCAGCCAACCAGATCGGCCTGAGCCAGCGCGAAGCGAAGAACTTCTCGGTGACCAAGTTCATGCGCAGCTTGATCGAGAAGAACCCCGAAGTCGCGCCATTCGAAACCGAGTGCGCCAAGGCTGTGCGTGATGCGCTGGAAAAGAACGGCTACCGTGGCCACGGTAAGGGCAACTACCTGCCCTACGAAGTCATGACACAACCGCTGCCTGGCGTGCGTGTGCAAGACGGCCAGCTCATGGTGGGCGACCGCATCATCAGCGGCCAGCGTGACCTGTCTACCGCAACCGTGGGTGCTGGTGGCGCCATGGTGGCCACCGAGCTGATGGCTGCGGACTTCATCACCCTGCTGCGCAACGCCTCGCTGGTGCGCCGCATGGGTGCCCGCGTGCTGGGCGGCTTGGTCGGTAACGTGGCTATCCCACGCCAAACCGGCACGATCACGCCCGGCTGGGTGGCGCAAGCTGGTGCTGGCTCTGAGGGCGACGCCACCTTCGCACAGTTGACCCTGTCGCCCAAGACGGCGCACGCCATCCAGGACGTCACCCGCGACCTGCTCATCCAGGGCACACCAGCGGTTGAAGGCTTGATTCGTGCTGACCTGATCGAAGCCATGGCCACGCAGCTTGACTTCATCGCGCTGAACGGCACGGGGTCGAGCAACCAACCCACAGGCCTGTTCAACACGGCAGGCATCGGCTCGGTGGTGGGTGGCACCAACGGCCTGGCGCCGACCTGGGATCACATGGTCGAGCTGGAGTCGCAAGTCGCCAATGCCAACGCAGCCTTCGGCTCGATGGGCTACCTGACCAACACCCGCATGCGCGGTCGCCTCAAGCGCACACAGAAGTTCTCTGGCACCAACGGTCAAGAGATCTGGATGGATGCGCTGCCTGGTGACGACCCTTCGCTGTTTGGCCGCATCAACGGCTACCGCGCTGGCGTCAGTAACAACGTGCGCAGCGACCTGACCAAGGGTTCGTCCAGCGGTGTGTGCTCTGGCATTGGCTACGGTAACTGGGCTGACCTGCTGATCGGCGAGTGGGGCGTGGCCGAGCTGCTGCCTGACGAGCTGACCCAAGCGGCCAACCGGATCGTGCGCATGCACATCTGGCAAACCATCGATATCGGTGTGCGCCGCGCCCAGTCGTTCAGCGCGATGCTGGATGCACTGACTGTCTGATTCCAGTTGTTTCGCAGTTGCCTTTCTCGGCGACTTGGCCCCGGCCTCGGCTGGGGCCTTTTTTATTCAACGTTCTATGTGAGGTTCACATGAAAAAGATCCTGATCCTGAGTGCTTGCTTGATCCCCAAGGGTGAAGGCGAGAATGACACCCTCTTCCCCGGCACCGTGACGTCAGTTGACGATGCATTGGCGGGACAGCTTATCGCTGCTGGTCGCGCCAAATACGCCGACGAGAAGGCCAAGGAGGTCGATACCACCAAGCAGCACATGGCAGAAATCGAAGCACGTGCTGCCACGGCTGCCGTTGCTGTACCTGGTGGCGGCATCACCCCCGATGTGCTGGCTGCGGCGCTTGCCAAGGCTTTCCCCGGCATGGCCACTGCCCCGACCACTCCTGAAGCTGCGCCTCCCGGTGACCAAGTGGTCAACGGGGGCAAGGGTGGCGGAGTATGAAGCGCTACCGCATCCGCGATGGCCACACCTTCCGTGTCAGTGACAAGAAGGTGCTGACCGGCGGCGACACCATCGAGCTGGAAGACGACGTGGCCGCGACCTTTGCTGAAAAGGTGGAGCTGGTCACGGAAGAAGAAAGCGCCAGCGCTGAAGCCGGTGTGGGTCAGGCCACATCGGCAGCTGATGTCCAGACGTCTGGAAAGTCACGCAAGTGACCTATCAGGCTGAAGACCTCGGCCTCATGCTGGAAGACTTCGGCGAGCCATGTGTGGCAGGTGCGACGACCTTCAAGGGCATGCTCAACGAGCCCGACGAGATCATGAACCTGACGCAGGCTGACGTGATGAGCCGCCAGTACCAACTGGCCTACATCACGACCGCAGCCACCCTCAAGCGGGGCGACTCAGTCACCGTGAGCGGCAGACCGTTCACCGTGAGAGAGGCGCCCCGCCAGGTGGGTGATGGCGGGTTCAGCACCGTGCTGCTGAGCAAGGCTTGACCATGCCCAGCAAGGCCGAACAGATCCTGGCTCGAATCACGGCGGTACTGCTGGCAGGTGCAACACCTGCTGGCACCAACGTGTTCAGAGACCGAGAAGACGCACTCAGCACCGACGAGCCACGCTGCTACCTGATCGAGCCGCTGGACGAAGACACAAAACCCCTGGGCGGCGGTGCCCAGGTGTTTGCTGGACGCGACGACGACACCCTGCGCTTTGCCATCACCTCGTGCATACGCGGTGCCAACTGGCAGACACAGGCCGATGAGCAACGGGTAACCGCCCACCAGTTGCTTGCCAAAGACCCTCAACTGCGCCTGCTCATCAACGCCCTGCGGCGTGAGCGGTGCGAATGGAAGGCAGCCAATGCCGACCAGCCTTTCGGGTACGCGGCGCAGATCTACAGCGCTCGCTACACCACTTCAACCCTTGCCCTTGATGCCTGACACCTGAAGGCCAGGGCTTTCCTTTTTTTGGAGAACCTCCCATGTTTGCACTCGGTGGAATCATCTGGGGCACGCCCACGCAAGACAACGCGGGCAACGCCATCGCCAACCCTTCGCCCATCATCTGCGGCACCATGCAAGACGCTGAGCTTGAGTTCAAGTGGGAACTCAAGAAGCTGCGCGGTGAGAAGCAATTTGCCGTGGCCGTCAACCGCGCAGGCGCTGACGTGACCGGCAAGGTCAAGCACGCTGACATCCGCGCTGGCTTTTACGAGACCATCGTATTCGGCCAAGCTGGTGTGGCTGGCTTGACATCAGCGGTGTATGACACCGCTGGTGCGACCATCCCGGCCACGCCCTTCACCGTGACACCAACGATTCCAGGCACAGGCACCTTTGCGGCTGATTTGGGTGTCATCGATGTCACCACAGGCCGAGCTTTGACGCGCGTGGCATCGGCACCAACTGCCGGTCAGTATTCGGTTGCAGCTGGTGTCTACACCTTCGCAGCTGCCGATACAGGCAAGTTGGTCTACATCAACTTCCGCTACACAGCCACCAGCACCACGGCTCGCCGCATCAACGTGACCAACGGGCTCATGGGCTACACGCCCAAGTTCCGCTTGGACATGTACCTGCCTTACGAGGGCAAGAGCGCCATCTTCACGCTCAACACCTGTATCGCGGACGGTGCCAAGTTCGGCGTCAAGAACGACGACTTCACGGTGCCTGAGTTTGGCTTCACCGTGCAGGCCGATGCCCAAGGCAACATCGGCACGCTGGCCTTCACCGAGTAATGCGACCCATGACCACCACACCTCGTTATAAAGGCGTGTCCCTCGACCTGGGGGGCACGGTGTTCACGGTCGCGGCCATGTCCTTGGGGATCATCGAATCCTTCCAGGACCGTATCCAGGCGGTTGAAGCCGGGCAGGAAATTAACCCCCTGCCCGTGGTCGTTGACCTGCTGCACGCCTGCCTCAAGCGCAACCACTCGGATATCCCTCGTTCACTGGTTGCTGACCACGTTGACCTGGACAACTGGGAAGAGTGCATGGCCATGGTGCTGGTTTCCTGCCAGCGCTTGTAGCCGCTGGCAGGAAACCAGCACGGAGGCAACCGAGGGAAACGCGGGGGCGACGACGAACCCTGGGACTGGCCAGCCGTCTACGCCCACCTCGTCACCAGTTGCCCCGGCTGGACCTTCGACTACTGCCGAGACGAGCTGACCCTGATCGAGCTGGAGGCGCTCACGCGCTACTGGAAGAAACGCCCTCCAGTGCATGTGAGCGTAGCGGCATACCTGGGCATCGGTGCTGGCAAGGCCAGCGACGGCAGCACCACACGCATCACCAGCGCAGACCAAGTGTTTGAGCTGATGGGCGAGCCAACCCACAAGTTCATCCCACCTTGCCGAATGCTCACAGAGCCATCGGCCACGCCACCTGAGCAACCCCATGAGTGAAAACATCGAGTTCACGGCCACGCTGAAAGACTCGCCCTTTGTGGCGGGCATGGCCCGCATCCGTGCCGCCATGGGTGGCGGGCGCACAGCGTTCACCGAGTTCGGGGCCACGGCCAAAACCGAAACGGTCAGCGTGTCTCAGCAGATCAGCAAGTTCTCTGACTCGCTGCGCCAGGAAATGGCGGGCATTGGTGGGCACTTCTCTGGCTTGTTTGAAAGCCTGAGCATGACGCGCGGTGGCTTCATCGCGCTGGGTGTGGCGCTTGCTGGTGTTGGTTTCAAGAAGGCCGCAGACCATACGGCACAGATCACTGAGAGCGCCATGGAGCTGGCCCGCGTGCTGGGCACCACCACCAACGTGGCGCAGGCCCACATCATTGCGTTGGAAGATATCGGTGCAACCCAGGAAGAGTTCCAGGCTGGTGCCAAGGGCATGAGCAAGCAACTCAAGGAGAACGAAGCTGACATGCAAGCCATGGGCTTGCAGACACGCGACTCTGCTGGGAATCTTCGACCATTGAACGAGTTGATGCTTGAGGGTATTCATATCGTCAATGGTTATGCATCTGGCGCTGATCAGGCACTTGCGGCGCAAGAGTTGTTCGGTCGTGGTGTTGACACATCCAGTAAGCTGCTACTGCTCAACACCCAGGCAATAAGTGCAGCCACTGAGACCGCGCGTGATCTTGGCTTGGAGGTAGGAAGCAACGCAGTCGAAGCCTGGAAGGCCTATGACGATGCTACCGATCGGGCGGGCTTTGGCCTGAAGGGCCTTGGAAATACCATCGGCACTGCAGTGATGCCCATGGTTACCACGCTGATTGAGGCATTCAATGGTGCCATGCCAGTGGCTATCAAGGTGGTAGGAGTAGCACTCAGCGGCCTGACAACGGCTTTTCTGGCCGTTCGCAATGGCGTCATGGTCGTTTGGGAAACCATTGACAGCTTTGTGTTCAGCGTGACTGAGCCACTGCGGGCCTTGGCCTCTGCCATTTACAAGCTGGTAACAGGCGACTTCAAGGGCGCCGCTGACGAGATGAGCAACTGGCCATCGAACATTGCCAAGCGGTGGTCCAGCGCACTCGACACCATGACGGCAGAGTCCAAGCGCACCAAGGACCAGATGGTGGCCCTATGGTCTAGTGATGGTGTCTCTGGCACCCCTCAAGGCCCTGCAGCTGGCGGCAAGACCATGCCGCAAAAAGCAAACAAGGACAAGAAGGGGGCAGCCGAAAAGGCCGAAAGCATCATGCCCTTGCTCGAAGCCGAGCTGGCAGAGCGCCGGGTGGCTTACGCGAAGGAAAACGACCTGCGCGAGATGAGCAAGGCCGACGAGCTGAAGTACTGGGAAGAAGTCTCTGCCCGCCATGAGCTGGCCGAGAGCGACCGCATATCCCTGCGCCGCAGGACCACGCAGCTCGAAATGCAGCTGCTGCGCGAGATGGCAATGCAAGGCCGCCAGCTCGATGAGCAAGAGCGCCTGAGCAAGCAGGCCGACGCGCTGCACGCTGTTCAGATGTCTGAACAGCAGGCCCAGTCCGAGTTCGACAACGGGCTGATGAGCCGCCAGCAACTGCTGGAGCTGGACCGCCAGTTCGAAGAGCAGCGCAACGAGATCCGGCGCCAGTACCTCCTGGCTCGCATGCAGGAGGTTGACCCCGAGCGCGACCCGGTGGAGTATGCCAAGCGCCTGGAGCAGATCGAAGAGCTGGAGCGCCAGCACCGCCTGCGCCTGAGCCAGATCCAGATCGAAACCACCAAGGCCAGCCCCATGGCCACGGTCTGGAAACAGACGCAGCAATCCATGGAACAGGCCCTCACGGGCATGCTGAGCGGGCAGACCAAGTTCAGATCTGCGGTGGCGCAGGTGTGGGCTGGCATTCGCCAGTCCATCGCGGGCGAGCTGGCCAAGATCATCACGGCCAAGGTCGCCGGGTTCATCCGTGAGCGCGGCATTGCCATGGCGGGCATGGGCATGGATGCAGCCAAGGCTGGTACCGGCGCAGCGGCATCTCAAGCCAGTATCCCCATCGTCGGCCCTGCCCTGGCCTTGGCAGCCATGGCTAGCGTGTTCGCTGCCGTGTCTGGCATGTCCAGCAAGGTGCCTTCCGCGCGCGGTGGCTGGTCCATCCCTTCAGGGGTGAACCCTCTGACGCAGTTGCACGAAGAGGAAATGGTGCTGCCTCGCGACATTGCCAACCCCATGCGTGATGCCTTGCAGAACGGCGGCATGGGGGGCTCTGGCCTGCCGCCCATTCACATCACTGCGATGGACTCTCGCGATGTGGTCCGCGCCCTGAAGAAAGACGGCGCTTTGCACCGAGCCCTGAAAGAGCTTGAGCGCACCAACACCCGCTGACGCACATACACCCAGGTAACAGACATGAGTAACCTTGTTTTCCCAACCCTTCCGGGGGTGGACATGCAGGTCGGTCGCTCCCCCGTGTGGAACACGGCTGTGCATCGGTCGGTGTCTGGCCGTTCGGTGGGGTTGGCGGCTTCGCTGTATCCAAGCTGGCGCCTGAAGCTCAAGTTTGAGTTCTTGCGCTCGGGTGCCGAGGCTGAGCTGCATCAGCTGGTGGGCTTCTTCAACAAGCACCACGGGCGTGCCGACACCTGGTTGTTCAGGGACCCTGAAGACAACACGGCCACGTTGCAGCAGTTTGGCCTGACCGATGGCGTGACAGACAGCTACTACCTGGCGCGTGACTGGGGTGGCTTTGTGGAGCCGGTGACTGACATCGAGCAGATCAGCGTCATCCAGATCGGCAATACCACCCTGACCATTGCGCCCGTGCTTTTGGATGATGGGCCTGTGCTGGTGGGTGGTGAAGAGATCATGTTCGTGTCGGTGGATGGAGGTGGTGGCACGCCGCTGGACATCGATTTCAGCTACGCAGGCAACGGCCTGATCGTGTTTGATGAGGCTCCCCCAGCTGGCCTGGCGCTGCGTTGGTCGGGCACGTACTACAAGCGCTGCCGGTTCGACAACGACATGCTCGATGTCGAGCGCTTCTTGTGGCAGCTCTGGCGGGCCCAGTCGGTGTCGTTCACGACTGAGAAGGGGCGCAGCACATGATTCCCGTCACATCAGAAGTGCAGGCCGTGCTTGACTCAGGCGCGGCCTGGTATGCAGACCTCTACACTTTCACTCTGAGCAATGGCACAGTGTTGCGCTACACCAGCTTGGACCAGGACGTGCCCTGGGGTGATCACAAATGGGTGTCATGCCAGTCTGACGCTGGCCCGCTGATCGAGCGAGGCAGCATCACCTACAGCGTGGGCCTGTCTGTTGACGCCCTGGACTTGACCATCTACACGCATCCGTCCATGAAGGTCTCAGGCCTCACCTGGCCAACAGCCATGCGCCTGGGTCTATTTGACGCCGCAGACGTGTCGCTGGTGCGTGCGGTGGGCAGGCTGGGCGAGCACACCCCCGTTGGTGTGGTGCCTCGGTTCACTGGGCGAGTAGGCCCGTGTGAGCCTGGCCGCAGCAAGTCCAGCATGCAGGTAGAAAGCCTGCTGGCGTACCTGCGGGCACCAGTGCCCCGCAATGTGTACCAGCCGTCTTGCAGCAACACGGTGTACGACAGCGCTTGCCAGCTTGATCGGGCCAGCCGTGAGCAGGTGGTGTCAGTGGTGAGCGTCAGCCCTGATGGCCTGACCGTCGGCATCAGTGGTGCCACGCTAGAGGCAGACCACTACCTGGCCGGGTTTGCCCGGTTCAGCACATCAAGTGGCGGCAACGTCAACCAGCAGGTGACTGTGGCCGGCAACACCACCACCAGCCTGACCCTGCTCTACCCCTTCCCTGCCGATCTGTTGCCTGGCCAGTTGCTGGCACTGGCGCCAGGCTGTGGCAAGGCCTTGTCCAACTGTCGGGCGTTTGACAACGAAGACCACTTCCGTGGCCACCCGCACGTACCTGTACCGGAGACCATGCTGTGACGCGTGACGACATCCTGGCCCGTGCCCTGCTCTGGGAGGGCACGCCATACCACCACAGGGCTCGCGTGCTGGGTGTGGGGTGTGACTGCCTCATGCTCGCGGTCGACACCTACCAGGCGGTGGGTTTGTTGCCTGCCGATTTGGTGGTGCCTGACTACCCGCGCGACATCATGTTTCACACCGACGACAGCCGGTATCTGGACAACGTGCTGGAGCACTGCGAAGAGGTGGAGCAGCCGCAGCCCGGCGACCTGGTCATGTGGCAGTACGGGCGCACCTGGAGCCATGCCGGCATTGTGCTGGCCTGGCCAAAAATCATTCACGCATACGCGCCACTGGGGCGCGTGACCATCATGCGCGTGCAAGACGACTCTCGCTTGGCGAGGCGCAAGGCACGCTTCTTTTCACCCAAGGGCTTAAAACCATGAGCGGACTGTTTGGCGGCGGGGGTGGCTCGTTTGTGAACGAGACGCCACGCATTTCGTCACTGCGCATCCAGACCAGCGCTTACGGTGGGTGCATTCCTGTGGTGCTGGGCAAGCAACGTGTCACGGGCAACCTGCTCAACTACTGTGACCTGCAGGCCATCAGGCATGAGCAATCACAGTCAGCGGGCGGCAAAAGCGGTGGCGAAGTCACGAGCACCAGCATTTGGTACACGTACCGCTACTCCATCCAGATCGGCATTTGTGAAGGCCCTGCCCAGGTGGGTGAGATCTGGATGCTGGTGGGCGACACCAAGCTCAAGCTGAGCGACAACAACCAATATGGCTGGGCCATCTACACGGGCGAGACACCCAACGACTACAGCTCTGTGCTGGCCTCGCGCCACCCAGAAATGCACGTGCGTTACGCTGGCCTGTGCAACCTCACATCGGTCGACATGGGCGAGTTCGAGGGCGACAACCCGCCCGCCTTCTCGTTCGAGGTCGAAGGCTTTTGCTTTGACGCGGGCATTGGTGGTGCAGACCCAGCCGATGCCATCAACGCCATCATCACAGACACCCGCTGGGGCGCTTCTGCGCCTGAGTCGGTATTCCCTGTGGCGACGTCTTACGGTGACTATGCAGTGGCCATGGGCTGGGCTATTGGCCTGGAGCTGGCCGAGCAACGCCCCGCAGCTGACTGGGTGCAAGCGGTGCTTGACCAGACCAACGCTGCCCCCGTGTGGGCCGCTGACCACTTGCAGATCGTTCCCTTTGGCGACACCGCCATCAGCGCCAATGGCCGCACCTGGGAGCCGTCAGTGGCCCCGGTGTACGACCTGACCGACGACGACTTCATTGGTGATGCAGAAGGGCCTGTCCGCGTGACCCGCAAGGCCGACAGCGACACCTTCAACATCCAGCCGGTGGAGTTCCGCAACTCGGCCAACGAGTACAACATCGAGGTCATCGAGGGCAGCGACCCTGCCAGCGTGGCCATGTTTGGCCCGAAGAAAAACAAAACCACCATCAAGGCCCACGGCCTGCGGTCTGCTGAGGCTGCAGGCCGCCTGGCAGATGTGTATGTGCGCCGGGTCATCCGCACACGCAACGGCTACAAGTTCACCCTGCCGTGGACCTTCTGCCGCCTCCTGCCCATGGACATCGTCACGCTCACCGAGCCCGATGGCATGACGCTGCACCCCGTGCGCCTGACCAGCGTGACTGAAAGCACCAGCCTGGAGATCGAGTGCGAGGCCGAGGACTTCCCCGCTGGGGCGGGCCACGCCGCGCTGCTGCCCAGGCAGCCTGCCAGCGGCTACATCAAAGACTTCAACACCGCGCCTGGTGCAACTGCCTCGCCCGTGATCTTTGAGCCGCCCGTGGTGTTGTCTGGCCAGCCCGAAGTGTGGCTGGGCGCCTGTGGTGGCGCCAGTTGGGGTGGCGCCAATGTGTGGATCAGCCTTGACGGCATCACCTACAAGAACCTGGGCTACACCCCTGGCCGTGCTCGCATGGGTGTGCTCACCGCTGAGCTGCCCTTGGTGTCTGACCCAGACCCCGTCAGCACCCTGGCCGTTGACCTGACACAGTCATCCAGCACGCTCACCAGCGTGACAGCGATAGAGCGTGACACATTCGCCACCCTGTCATGGGTGGGCGGCGAGCTGGTGGCCTACCAGTCAGCCGATCTGACCGGGCCCAACGCCTACGACCTGACAGGCCTGCGCCGGGGCATCTACGCCACGCCGGTGGCAGCCCATGCCATTGGCACCAAGTACATGCGTCTGGACACCGAGTCAGTTTTCAGGATGCCCTACGGCGATATCGTCGTGGCCCCTGATGGTGCCGCACATGTGCAGATCGATGGCGACGACGCCATGACCGCCATCAAATTTGACGACGACGTGGTCACCATCGACTCTGCCCGCGCCCTCATTGGCCGCACGCTCTACATCAAGCTGCAGAGCTTCAACCTCTTCGGGGGTGGTGTTGAGCCCCTGGAAGACGTGACCCCCACCCTGTACACCATGCAGGGCGCCCCCATGGGCAAGGTCATGTCGTTGGCATTGAGCAAGCCGTGGGATGGCAAGGACTGCCACATCAAGTGGGACGCCATGGTCAACGCTGCCAGCTACACCCTCGAAGTGTGGGCGGGCAGCACCAAGCGCCGCACCGTGCCAGGCATTGGCAGCACCAGCTATGCCTACACGTGGGAGCAAAACAAGGCAGACGGGGGCCCTTACCGTTCGCTTGAGTTCCGCCTGGTGGCCATATCTCCCAACGGTGCAAGCACAGCGCCCGCCATCTTGACCGTGGCCAACGCCCAGATGCCAGCCCCCACGGGCCTGTCGGTCACAGGCAATGGCCCCGTACTGGCCGTGATGACCAACAAGCCCACCACGCCAGACTACGCAGGCACACGCATCTGGATCAGCGACACCACAGGCTTTGATCCGCTGACCACAGCCCCTGTGCAAGACGGTACCGACTGGTTCTTGGAAAGCGTGTCGCAGGCCCCCGGCCAGTACTACGTGCGCGTAGCCCACTACGATGCCTTCGGTGTTGACTCGCTAAACATCAGCAGCGAAGTGGCCGTTACCTACGTTGGCGCCATCGGCGGCATCCCGCAAGTGGCCGATGCGTCCACGCTGACCACCCTGGCCAGCCCGGCGCACTGGGCGGTGTATGACTTGACCACCAAAAAGATCTGGCGCTGGAACGCCACGTCCGAGGCTTACACCAAAGCCGCTGACGGTGGCGACCTGGTGGCCGCATCGGTGGCTGCCGACAAGTTGGCCGTGGCGCAACTGTCAGCCATCACCGCTGACATAGGCGACGTGACCGCTGGCACCGTTCATTCGCCCGACAACGCTGTCGAGCTGGACTTGCTCAACAAGCGCCTGCGGGTGCGCGATGCCATGGGTGTCGAGCGCTTCCGTGCGGGCTTGCTGCCAGATGGCAGCTACGGCGCCATGGCCCGCAGTGCTGATGGGAGCAAGACGGCGGTGTTAACGCCAGATGTGGGCACGATAATTTCGCAGGGCCTTGAGATCATGCCGACCACGCTGACGGCTGATGGTAATTACGAGTTGGAGGTGCTACTCGATCAGGAGTATGACTTCGATGACTTGTTTGTGATAGTTGATGCCGCCGGTATCACGCCACCACGCGTGTTGACAAATTGGCATTCGCTGACGGTTTCAGGTTTCACGGTGACTGCCTTTAACACCTACATGCACCCAAGCGCCACCTACAAGGAGGAGGATGGTTTTGCAGCCAATGGCAGGCCCAAGTACAAGACACACACCGTCAGCAATATCACGCGTGACTACAACAGTGTGTCCGCCTCGCAAGTCATTGCAAGTTGGTACAAGGGCAGCGCCACCAGTGGCGACCGGATCTACCTGTCGGCATACACCGCCCTCAATGTCTACGACCGAAACACCGAAACGATCAAGAACCTGATCGAGTTGAGTTGGCCACTGAAGGTCAAGTGGACTGTGTTCTGTAAAAACTTTATGCCTGCTTGACAGTCCAAAAAACTGCTTGCAGATAGTCAATCGCCCGCACTTCGCGGGCTTTTTCTTTTGGAGAAATGAAATGCCAGTAACGATCAATGGATCAGCGCCAACGACCGAACAGAAAGAGCAGATGCGTGAAGGTTTCAGTCTAGTTGGTTATGGAGGTGATGGCCTTGTCCCTGCTGGCCCCGGAAGGGAGGCTGTTAGGGAGGCGGCTAGTGCCCCAGTGGTTACGGTATCAACTTCCCGTGCGCTGACCGCATCCGACCACGGCAAGGTCTTGCGCTGCTCGGCTGCCGTCACTCTTGAGTACCCAGAGGGCTTGGGGGACAAGTTTTCTTGCATCGGCGAGTCGCCAGCCTCTGGCGACGTCACCATCGACCCTACGGGCTCATGCACGGTCAATAACGGTACTACCAGCCTGACAAGATCACGTGCCAACAACCCTGCTGGTTTTGTGATCCGTGCTCTCTCAGCCAACGTGGCTGGCGTATCGGGGCGCTGATCATGAGTACATATTTCCATCAAATGATGGGGGTGCTGTCTAGTGGCAAGGCATGGGACTACACCAACTCCAGCAACTACTACTTCGCCACAAACCGCTTTGTCACGCCCTTTAATAGCCCTGCTGCTGTGGGTGCGAATGTGTGTCAGTGCCCTAGTGTGTATATGGGCGTGGCTGATTTCCCGTCGCATTCATTTCGGTTCGCCTTAGCTTCGCACTACTCTGTTAACAGTGGCGCCTACCCGACAGAGTTTGCAGCAACGCACACCATCACGGTGGAGGGCGTATCTGTAGGGTATGGCCCGACAAATGACCCGACGCTGGCTACTTGGGTAGCTGGGACAATCGGCGGTTCTGCTGGAGTGGTGCTTGACCCGACGACAAACAGTGTAGGTGTCTTGACCGATGACATCATCAGCGCAGGCTCGCCTATTCCTGCGGGCTACCATCGATGGTTTAGAGTAGCCTACGCACTGCCATCAGGCGCGTCTCTTGCCGCAAATCTCAGCTTCTTTGGAACGACGCTTGAGGGCGTGGCACTCGGGTCGACAAGCCAAGCAGCAAAGCTGACCAACGGTGCTGCGATCACATCTACCGGCTCTACACCGACAAGTGCCTGGGGACCTTGCTATGCAGTGTGCAAGGGCCACGCTGGCAAGCCTGTGTTTTTGGTGTGGGGTAACTCGATTGGCGCAGGTCAGAACGAAACCTCTTACGCCAACTTCGGTGCGTCCACCCCTGGTTTCTTGATGCGTGGACTGGATGACACCAGCGGCCCAGGACGGTTCTTTGGTGCGAACTTCTGTGTCCCAGGCAGCCGACCAAGTGACTACACGACCAACGGTCGCACAGCGGTTGCCAAGAAGTTCGATATCTTGGAGTTGTGCCCCAACGTTCCATTCACGCACATATTGAGTGAGCATGGCACCAATGCCAACGGGACGGGCTGGGCTGGCTCTACAACGGGAGCGACACTCATTGCGTCCATGAAAAACTACTGCGACATGATTTCCGCAGAGTTTGGTGGCGTGCCCGTGGCGCAGACGACAATCCTACAAAAGATCGGCGCAACGACAGATGGCTACACGACAGTTAGCGGTCAAACCCCATCGAACGGCTTTAAAGCAGTTGGCAGCGATACGGACGCAAATGAACGCTGGATGCGGTTCAATGCAAAGTTGGTCCTGGATCGCTGCGACGGCAAGTTTCACTCGTTCATCAACACGGCTGCCATCTTCGGTGACGCGACACAGGCCGACCGGATGGCTGACGTGCCATGGCAGACGACGCTGGCCGCACAGTACACATCTGGCGACACGATCTCTGTGGTGGACGCGCCGCCAAGTGTTCACTACGGCCTGACCGTAGGCGCTGACAGCCAACGCTCCCGCACGATCCGCTCGATCACAGGAACCGGGCCTTACAGCGTGCGGTTTACTGTGGCACCGACAACGCCTGGCTCCCCATTGGCTATCGGCACGGTCGTCAAAGCGGTGTCATCGACAGATGGCCTACACCCAGCTGGCAATAGGCACATCGACATGGCTGCGGCAGTGATCGCATGGAAGGCGTCTGCGTTCTGAGTGCCAGTTACACGCCAACCTGCAAATCCTCAGATATGCATTGGATCTATATGCTTCGATCAAAGCGCACAGTAGTCTTTCTGCTGTTGGCTGCAACCCTATCAGCCTGCACCACCCAGCCTCGCCCTTTCTCACGGGCGACCAGGCCACCACCCCTGCCGCCTGCCTGGTCGCCCGACCCATCGGGCACCCCTGTTGACAAGCCAACGGCTGATGACATCCACGCATCAGCCGTTTTTGTTTTCAGGTACCGCGCCGATGGCCAGCGGCAAAGCAGTGCAGATGTCTGGACAACGCCCGAGCAGATCGAGCGCCAGATCAAGCACCTGGGCTACTTCGTGGGCGACTGCGAAGACTTCGCCACCTGGTGCGTCCACCTGGCCCGCCGGCGCGGCCTGCCTGCCCGCCTGGTGGTGTGCTTGACCGAGGCCCTTGAGCCGCATTGCGTGGCCGACGTGGGCGGCTGGGTGCTGTGCAACCGCCAGCCTGCAGCCGTGGCCCCGCAAGCCCTGCCATACACCTGGATCAAGGCCAGCGGCTACCACCCCGGCGACCCATGGACCCGCATCACCTTGGCCCCGCCAGATCCGGCGAACGGGTCAACGACCAAGCCTCCCACCAAGCCCGCTACCAGCGGGCTTTTTTATTGACTGAAGCAACGACACGCAAACACCATGGGCGACCACACACCACCTCAAAGCGAGCGACGCAGATCAACCCTCACCGAGGCTGATGCAGCCATCTTGCGTGAGGCCTTTCGGCAAGCCATACAAGACGCTGCCCCGGACATTGCCGAGGCCACCACCAACGTGATTCAGGAGCAGCTCGAACGCGCCATCGGTCGCGGGGTGATGGGCTGGATCAAGCGTGTGCTGCTGGCCCTGGTGCTGGGCGCTGCGGGTTATGCGTGGTTCAAGTCTGGGGGGCGTTGACATGGATCACCTCATCACCACCAAGGTGCTGCGTGCAGTGTGGGCGCCTGCCCCCGCTGCCGAGCGAATCATCGAGCCCCTGCGTGCTGCCTGTGCGCTGTACAGCATCGACACGCCCGCCCGCGTGGCCGCATTCATCGGCCAATGTGCGCATGAGTCCGCAGGCTTCACGCGGCTTGAAGAGGGCCTGCGCTACACCACGACCAAGCGCATCATGCAGATGTTCTCTCGCGTGCGTACACCCGAGCAAGCCGCTGCCCTGATCAACAACCCCGAGGCCCTGGCCAACACCGTGTACGCCAGCCGCCTGGGCAACGGTCCGCCTGCCTCTGGCGACGGGTGGCGGTACCGGGGGCGGGGCATCATCCAGCTCACTGGCCGCGCTGCATACGCCCGCGCAGAGCAAGACATCGGCATGCCCTACCTGGCGCACCCCGACACCGTCTCCCTGCCCTCTGACGCCTGCCTCACAGCCGCCTGGTACTGGTTCAGCAACGGCCTCAACACCAAGGCCGACGCCGGCGACCACCGCGCCATCACCCGAACCATCAACGGCCCAGCCATGGCTGGCCACCAAGAGCGTGTGCATCTGACCAGCCTGGCTGCCGGGGCCATAGAAGAGATCCAGAAAGGAGATGTGTGATGGGTTCGAAAATCCTAAAGCGCGATGAGCTGCTCACCTTCCGCTGCCCTGGTTGCAACAGCGACCACAGCGTGCAGCACGGCTCTGACTTTGGCCCTAACTGGACCTGGAATGGCAGCTTCGATAGCCCAACCTTCACGCCTTCGGTGCTCGTCACATACGACGGCACTGACGCTGGCCAGGATGGGGCGCCTCCCGCTGTGTGCCACACCTTCGTGGTCGATGGTCGCATCCAGTTCTTGAATGACTGCACGCACCACCTGGCTGGCCAAACCGTAGACCTTCCCGACTACTTCAAGGAGTGATCATGTCCCTCGACTGGAAAAAACTCGTCAAAGCCGTGGCCCCCACCTTGGGCACGGCACTCGGTGGCCCGCTCGCCGGCGCTGCCATCAAGGTGTTGGGCGACCAGATCCTGGGCAACCAGGACGCCAAAGAAGACGACGTGGCTGCAGCCGTCATGCAGGGACTGCCGCCGGAAGCCATCGTGGCGCTCAAGCAAGCCGACCAGGCCTTTGCTGTGCGCATGCGTGAGCTGGAGATCGATGTCAACCGTCTCAACGCAGACACCGAAAAGGCCTACCTGGCTGACGTGGTGGATGCACGTGATGCCCATCACGGCGACCTGGGTGTGTTCCGGCTTGGGCTGGCCATCATCTTGACGTTCGGTGTGGTGATGGCTGCTGTGCTGTGGGGCAGCTTCGAGCTGATGACTGGCGGCATCAAGGTTAAGGATGTGGCGGTCGTGGCCACCGCCACCGGCCTGATCGGCACAGTCGTTGGCTACGTGGCAGCCAATGCCCAGCAAGTGGTGAGCTACTTCTTCGGCAGCTCACGCGGCTCAAAAGACAAAACCGACGCACTCGCACAAGCAGTGAGGGGGGTCGGTCAGAAATAAAAAAACAGGGCGACCACGGGTGATGCGCTAACACCAACCGTGGCCACCAGAACACAGAACGCGCCTGTGAACCAGCCAAGGCCCTGCTACCTCCGGAGGCGGGGCAAGTGTAACAACTGCCTGGAGATCACAATGGCAAACCCCATCATTCCCTGGGTCGGCGGCAAAAGACGCCTGGCCGACCAGCTCATCGAGCGATTCCCTCCACACAAGTGCTATGTCGAGCTTTTTGCAGGCGGCGCGGCCTTGTATTTCCTACGTCCACCTGCAGAAGTTGAAGTCATCAACGACATCAACGGCGAGCTGGTGAACCTGTATCGGGTGGTGCAACGCCACCTTGAAGAGTTTGTGCGCCAGTTCAAGTGGGCGCTGTCCAGCCGAGAGGTGTTCAAGTGGCTGCAAGACACCCCGCCTGACACCATGACCGACATCCAGCGTGCGGCCAGGTTCTTCTACCTGCAGCACCAGTGCTTCGGTGGCAAAGTCCAGGGCCAGACGTGGGGCACCGCCACCACGGCGCCGGCGGTGAACCTGCTGCGCATTGAAGAGCAGCTCAGCGCGGCACACCTGCGCTTGTCGGGCACCTACATTGAGCGGCGCCACTGGCTCAAGTGCATGGAGGTCTACGACCGCCCGCACACGTTCTTCTATCTGGACCCGCCCTACTGGGAGACCGAGGGCTACGGCGTGGAGTTTCCCTTCAGCGAATACGAAGCCATGGCCACGGCCATGCGCAAGCTGCAGGGTAGGCCATGCTGTCGATCAACGACCACCCGGCCATCCGGGAGTGCTTCCAGGGCTTTCACATGGAAAGCCTCGACATCACCTACACCGTGGGTGGTGGCGCCAAGGGAGCCGACCGGCGCGAGCTGGTGATCTGGTCGTGGGACCAGGAGGCTGAGCCTGCTGGATTGTTTTGATGATGAAAAGAAGCCCTCCATCCCATTGCGGGGTGGAGGGCTTTTTGCGTTTCTTGTGGGGGATTTTTGGGGGACTGGCCCCCAATGACCTGTACACGACAGAGCGTAAGCAGTTGGAATGGACGGCTTCAACGCTAATCAAATCAATAACTTAAAAGCGACCACAGAACTACGAACCAAGGGGTCGTGGGTTCGAATCCTGCCAGCCGCACCAGAAAAACAAAGTGAAATCAACGGTCTAGCGACTCCACTCGCTAGGCCGTTTTTCTTTGCTGGGGGACTTTTGGGGGACTGGCCTCCAGTAGCGCCACCTGTTGCTCCAACTTCAACGTGGCCAGCGACCGATTCCACTGGCCCGAGTCCTTCTTGATCTTCTCCAACGCACTGTGCAGCTCCACGACCTGGGCCACGCTGTAGTGCTGGGTCATCGACTTGGTGCTGTGCCACAGGATGTCCGAGATGGTTGCCTCAGACACGCCAGCTTCACGCAGCCTCATCCCCACCGTGTGGCGCAAGTCATGCACGTGCAGGTCACCCAGGCCTGCAGCCTGGCGGGCATTGCACCAGGCGGTGTTGTTCATGGCCTCGATAGGCCGGTAGGCCATCTTGGGCGCCTGGTCGGTGTTTTTGACACGTTCCCGGCGATAAACAAACACAAACTCAGGGTGCTGGCCACGCACCGACTCCACGACCGATTGCGCCACGCTGTTGCAGATCACCACCTTCGACCGCTTGCGGCCCTTCACGTGCTGCCTGGGCACCTCGAAGACCGAGATGCCCAGCTCGGGCACCTTGATCTCCCACTCCCACTTCAGGTTGCACACCACGTCGTCACGCACGCCCGTGTTCAAGACGAACAGGGCCATGCGCGCCAGGTGGTCTGGCAGCTTGGGTAGAAGCGTGTGTTGCTGTGACCAGGTGATGGGCCTGGGCTCGCGCTGGTGGCCAACGAGGGGGAGCAGTGTGATCTTCGGTGCCTGGTCCAGCCAAGTGCGCCCATTCTCGTCCCGCCAGCTCGTGGCCGCGAGGTTGAGGATGCGACGAACCACGGCCAAGGCCAGGTTGATCGTCTTGTGTGCCCTCCCATCCTGCAGCCGGGCGTTGACGAATGGCGCCAAAGTGCCATCGTGTACTTGCGCCAGCTCCAGGTGATGGATGAAAGGCATCACTGACTGCAGCATGTAGATCTCGGTCTTGATGGATGCCTTGTCGGCATGCAGTTGCACGTAGTGGGCTGCAGCCTGGTCGAACGTGCGGCTCTCTTGCACACCGTGCAGCACCGTAGCTCGATGAGCCGCGAGCTGCTCGATCAGCCAGCGCTGCGCCTCTTCAAAACTGACGAAGCCGCGCTGGCGAAATCGAGTGCCGAACTGCCACTTGTCGACTTGCCATTGCCCATTCTTGTCGGGGTAGACCCCGCTTGTTTTGTGGCCCATTGTTTCGCTCCTTTCTCGACGATGGGCCGTCCATTCCTGGCGGGCATTGTGCCCCCCTGGGTGGCGGCTGTCGAGTCGTTGGCTGCTGGTGCGCTGGCCGCTTCGGCTGCCTCGCGCTTGAATTGGTCAAACAGACGGTCCAGGTCGTCACGGTCGAAGATCAGCGACGTGCCTTGAGGAATGCCCACCAGGTGCGGGCGCCACTTCTCATCGAACGTGCGGCGCTTGACGCCCACGTAGCCCATGGCTTCTTGATAAGAGAGACCGCGCTTGTTCATTTGTCGTGTTTTTCGACCATCAAAACGGTAGGTCTTTATGGCCGGTAGCAAAGCGTTGTTGCAAGCGAATCTTTAGCACCTGACGCCTCCATGCGCGGCGCTGTGCTTGCGTGTTTCGTATGGCCTTGCTCACCCACCTGATGCGGCTCGCCCAAATTGCTGACAACCACCGACCTTGGACTTTTTCCCGAGGCCCCTCTTCGTGGCATGTCATGTGCCTTGGCCCCAGTCTCGGGCCAATGGTCACGCGTTTGTCGAATGTGCATGGCATGGCTTTCTTGCTTGGGTAGCGTCTCACCCTCACTCTCGTCAAAGGCTGCGCCAGATCATCGTCGTCCTGGGTTTCGCTGGCCAGAGGCATTTCAAAGATGGCTGACATGGTCACTCCTGATTCGGTAACACTTGCTCAAGTCAGCCTTGACACAATGCCCGCGCAGGCGCAGCACGTTGGCAATGCGGGCTTGCTCGGCATGGCCCTTTGATGCCTGGCGCACAAGGCCCAGGTAACTGTTACCGACCTCGAACAGATCGTCGGCAGGTGTCTCATGCAGACGTCTGTACGCATTGCGCAGTGTTCTTGGCCGGGTTGTTCTGCACCAGGGCTTGATAACTTGCCCGACGAAGTCGATGCCGCGGTCGACGGGCTGCAAGATGGTTTTGCTGGGGTTGAGCCCCAAGCTCAAGCGCTCTGGCAAGAAGTCAGTCACGTCGCGCAGCACATGGTTCAGCCACTGGCTGCTTTCATGCACCAGCACGAAGTCATCGACATACCGAACGTAGTGCGGCGCCTTCAGTGTGTGCTTGACACGCTTGTCGAGCACGTCCAGCAGCACGTTGGCAAAGAACTGCGACGACAGGTTGCCAATGGGCAGCCCGTGGTCATCGGGCGCATTGAAGAGGCTCTTGTGTGGCGGCACCAGGCGCAACAGTTGCGCGTTGCCCCTCACCTCCACGTCGCCCCGTGGGTCGTGCATCAGCACCGTGTGGGCCAGCCTGAGCCACCAGGGCTCGGTGATGCGCCTGGCCAGCAATTCGAACACCACATGCTTGTTGATTGAAACGAAGAAGTTGGCCAGGTCGCACTTCAGGTAGTGCGCTGGCTTGCTCCAGTTGTGTGTCACGCTTCGCACCTGGTGCTCTAGGCGCTTGGCTGCGTACAGCGTGCCCCTGCCGGGGATGCACGCACAGCTATCAGCCGTGAATGCGTTGTGAAATCGCTCCATCACCTGGTTGTAGAGCAGGCGATGGACGATGCGGTCGCGTATGTCTGCGGCCCACACCTCACGTGGTTTGGGTCGGGTGATCACGAAGCAGATGGATCTGCCTGGTTGATACTCTCCGCTGATCAATTCATCGTGTAGGTCGCACAGGTTGCGCTCGGCCTTGGCCTCAAACACGGATGCGCTTTTGCTGCTGCGCTTTGATCTGAGGCAGTCTATGTAGGCTGCCACCAGCTTATCGAACAGGTCAGGATCTGCGGACAACTCGGGCGCGCAGCTCAGAACTCTTGTTGTTGTTGTTCTGGTTGCCGTTGTTGAAGTTCTGATACCACGCGTTGTTGGACGAGTACTGCGATTGTTCGCGCTATCTACGTCACCATGGCGAGGGCTTCCGCCGATCACTGTGGCGACTGCACCAGACCAGCCAGGTGCTTGCCCTGCGGTATCTGCGGTGTGCATGGCGGTGCCCTTGTGAGGCAGCGGCGCGACCAGATTCAATATGGGCACGGGCATGAGAGCCTTGACTGTCATGCTACAGGCCTCCTGTCGGCTGATTTTTTGAGCCATCCACCGCCTTGCTTGCCAATGCTGTCGAGCAACTGGATCGATGCAGACCACACCTTCGGCGAGATGTGCCTGCTGTCATGCGAAGCCCTGAAAAGCACCGTGAGTGTTCTTTGGTGCTTGAGCAGTGCATTGATGTTGCTCACTCGCTCGTTGCCCTTGGTGGCGTTGGCCAGGGCCATGAGGTCGAGCATTTCAACGCAGTGATGACTGATCTTGTCGCCCATGTGACGCTTGACGCCGCGCGGCATTTGCTCTTGCGCCTTGATGGCCAACGAAAGCAACTGCACGCCTGTGCGGTGTATTGGTAGATCGGAGTGGATGGCCATGATCAAAGGATCAAAGGATTAAGCGGGCAATCTGCGGACAACTCGGGCGCGCAGCTCAGAACTCTTGTTGACGCGGTTCTGGTAGCCGTAGTAGAAGTCCTGATACCACGCGTTGAGGGACGAGTACTGCGTGTTGGACCAGTAGGCTTCACCCTTGAACAGGTGCTTGGCGTACTTGAACAAGATGGCTTGCTCCACTCGGTCTGGCAAATCGCCGCCCTGCTCTTTTGCCCAGCGCATCTGGGTGTCCCAGTCGGCCTCGTCGTTGTCGCCGTCGAGTACGGTCAGGTGGTACTTGGTCTTGCCGTCATCGGCAACGAGTGTCGCAATCCACGTCTCGCCGGGCAGCAGCTCGGGGGCTGTCAGCTCGACTGGGAAGATGTTAGGCAGTGTTGGCTTGGATTCGTAGGCGGCGATCAGGTCATTGACCTGCTGTTGCGCGGCCTTGATTTGCTCAAGAGTCACTTGTTGCATGTGCTTGCTCCGTGATTAAAGGATTGAAGGATCAATCGATCAGTTGAATCGTGCGGACAACTCGGGCGCGCAGCTCAGAACTCTTGTCGTCGTCGCTCTGGTAGCCGTGGCTGAAGTACTGAAACCACGCGTTGAGGGACGAGTACTGCGTGCTGGACCAGTACAGCGCCTCCTCAAAGGCCTGCGGCCCACCCTCCTGGAAGTCTTGTGCAGACGTCTGCACCACCGGGTTGTGGGCATACGGGTAGCCTGGTGGCTCGCTGCTGGGGTTGTCACCATCGCGGAAGTACCCACCAGTCTGGTAGGTTGTAGGTTTGAGGTGGCGGTATGCCAGCTCAAGCACATCGCGCGCGGGGATAGCCCAGTCGCTGAACCCGGCAATGCGCAAGCCAGTGGCCCATTGGGCAAGCGGGCTGCCATCCTCTGCCATGGCCACGGTGTTGGCCAGGCTGTCGTTGTAGCTGGTGGCGCTGATGATGTCGGTGAACTTGGGGTGCCATACCATCTCGGTTTCGCCCGCGTCTTTCGGTGCCCAGATGGCGGCGCAGAGGATCTGGTTAACTCGCACCAGGCCACCGAAGTGGCCACCTTCGGCCTCGATGAATGCGCCGAGCGCTGGGAGGTTGTCTTTCTTCATGGGGTGCTCCTTTCTGAGCTTTCAGGCAGATGCCCGTTTGTGTTCACGTGACAGCTTCTTGACGTTGTCGACAACGTCCTGGCACGTGCTGTTGGTTGGGAGGTTGAGGTGGGAGGTGATTTCCTGCATGGCGCGTAGAAGGGCTATCTTTTGCGCGTCGCCATAAGCGTTGGTGCGTCGCTCACCGACATGCATGATGATTTCTCTGGGTGGACGAAGGACGACCTCACCTGGCAGCGGCACTTGCGGAAACCTGTCGACAGGTCGGGGGTTGTGCCCTGTTGGCGCTCGCCCCGTCATGCGTGGCCTGGTGGCCAGCAACCACAGGTAGGCGTCTCGGGCGTCCGTGTCGCTGCCGAAGTACAGCGTCACGGTGCCTTTGCCCTCGTAGCTGGCGGTCCATGCCACGTGCGGGTGCTCCATGGGGTTGTTGTCAGGCACTGGCACGCTTAGGCGCTTGATGAAAGCGGCCAGCAAGGCCATGTAGCCAATCAACAGCAGCGCGGCTAGGGCCATCAGGTTGGGTACGGTCATCAGGTCAGCCATGGCACACCTCCATTTCGTCTGTTGCTGCCACCATCTGCACGTGTGAAAGCGCGTTTATCTGCTTCTCTGACCACTCAGCGGCCTCGATGGCGGTGACCTGGTCAACACGCTTGGCCAACTCGTCCATCACTGCCGCGCCATCTGCAGCCAGTGCGTAGTCCAGTGGCGTGGGCCACTCCACGCGGCCAGTTGCGCGCCAGTGGGCCACCACGCGGTCGAACAGCTTGCTCTGCACCAGCATCTCGACCATGCCCATCTGGAGGGCGTTGGCCACGTATGACCAGGTGAAGATGCCACCACCGATTTGCCACAGGGTTTCCACGTCGCCCTGGCCAGAGTGCAGGGCATCTACGTTCTGCCAGTGGGCAAGGCCCAGGTCGCGCACTTGGTCGGGCTTGAGCTTTGGCCGCAGCCAGCGCGGCACTTTGTGGCGCGCCTTCATTCGTTGCCCTCCCCGTCGTCATCGCCCAGGTCGTCTTCGTCGCGGCTGGCACCAGAGGTGCCATCGTTGACCACTTCTTGAGCACAAGGCAGCGAAAGCACGTCGACGCCGTAGCGCTTGGCCAGGGCGAGGCGCTCGTCCAACTCAGCTTGCTCTTCGGCAGGGGTAGTTGGAAGTCCGCTCAGTGCCAGGCAGACGATGAACGTTGATACTTGGTCGGGGCCAAGTTCCTTCAACCGGCTCATCACTTGCTCGTCCTGGTCGTCGACATCGATGAGGTCCTTCCAGCCCATCACCTCCAGCGTGTCATGGTCAAGTTCGAAGCTGTATTCGGTCACCATGTGATCTGCGATGAGCAGCAAGTCTTCTCGTGTTCGCTCAGTGCCAGCCACACGGGACATGATTGCTTTAGTCACGGGCCAAAACTTGGTCCTAACCACCTCTTGCTCGGGCGTCAACGATTCAATCCACGCCCTTTGCTCGGCCTGCCTCGCTTGCCATGCGTCATGAGCCTTCCGGTTCGCCTCCTCCCGCGCTTGCGCAGCAGGGTTAGGGGGGGATTGCTCTTTTTTGCCTTCGTCCAGGCGATCACACAGCTCTGCGTAGGCGTCTTCAATGGTGCCGATATCGTCCGAGGTGTATGCATCCACTGCCACGCCGGTTTTGGGGTGCAGCAGGATCGTCGGCTGCACCACCAGTTGCCCGTCATCCTTGAGCGCTTGCACTGCTTGACCCCATGTGAATGTCTGACCGACTGTGTAGCCATCAGGATGCCGGTGCCACATTGGGTCTGTGGCCGCTGTGTATCCGTGAGGTGCTCGAAGGTGGGTGGGCCACTTCTTGTCGTCCAGGTCATCCTTCACTGCCTGACCTGACTTCTTGGCCTCCTCCACTACCTGCAAGCCGTGGATGCGAGTCTTCATGTCGAAGCACTTGCTATTGGTGCAGATGTCTGGATCAAGCAGGCCGCGCAGCGCCTCGTCGTTCTGGCTCAAGCTGGGGCAACTGGTGCATGCGGGCTTGTCTCCGTAGGTGTCCAAGTGGATGGTGAACGTGGCCCGCTCAATGGGTACCATCATGTCCTTGATGGCCGCTTTCGCATCGCGCACTGACAGCCAGCCGTGGCCGTCATGTTCCCGCACCTCGTCTAGTGCGTCGGCTTGCATCGGGGCTGGCAGCGTGGCAATGAGGATGGCGATGTCGGCACCGAGCCCTTCGTTGGCCACAGCATCTTGCACCTGCCGGTTCAGCTTCAACAGGCGCAGCCGGTTGTAGACCCAGCTTCGGCTTTTGCCCAGCTGCTGGGGCAGGTCTTCGGCCCGCACGCCTGGCTCATTCAGTAGCGATTGCAGGCCGTGAGCTTCGTCAATCGCGTTGGTGTTCTCGCGCTGGATGTTCTCAGCGAACTGGGCACGCTTGACCTGGGCGTCGTCCATCTCGACCAAGATGGCCGGTATGCGCTCAAGGCCCGCCAGTTGCGCGGCAGCCAGGCGCCGGTGGCCGAACACCAGCTCGTAGCGAATGAAGGCATCGGCCTGGCCATACTCAGGGCCAGGGCGCACGCGCACGGGCTGCAGCATGCCGTCCTTCTTCAAGCTCTCGGCCAGGTCGAGCAGGTTGGTCTCGGCGATATCGCCGCTGCGGTAGTTGAACGGGCTGGGCGCAATGGCCTCGACGGGGATGTAGGTGATCTGTTCAGGCATGGTGGGCTGGTGATGGGTGGGCTCAGTGGTGGCCACGGCTGCGGCCTGGGTGGGTTTGTTGCGCTTGCTCACGTGGTGGCCTCTTGCGCCTGGATGGCCTCGATGTCGTCCAGCGCATAGCGCCGCACGGCCTCCATGAAGATGGACCGGGTGGGGTAGCTGAAGCGCAGGCCGTACAGCACCACGCCGGTGTTGTCTCGCTCGGGTGCCTCCTTGAAGTGCCGAGCGAAGTCAGGCACCACCTGCAGGCAGTCAAACACCCGGATGTAGTCGCCATCGCGCACGGCACGAAGCCAGGGGGTGGTGAGGCCCGAGGCCGTGTCTACGCGGTGGACATCGATATCGCTCTCGTCGCAGAAATGCACGGTGGCGTGCTCAGCCAACACGAAGTGTTGGTCGCTGCGGGCAATGATGGTCTTGTCAATGAGTGCCATGGTCACCTCGGTGTGTGGCGGTTTCAATGAGCACGTCGCGCACGCCCATGAGGCGCAGGCACGCAATGCCGTGGTCAGACTGGTGGAGAAGGCCGGTGCCGCAGGCTTCCACCTGAGCACCCCGGTGAATGGCTCGGGCCTTGCTGCTGGCCGCAATGTGCGCAGCGGGCTCGGTGCCCACCTGCTGCACCACGCGCACTGGCATGCCGCAAGCAAGCTGCACGATCACTTCCAGCATGCCGGTGTGGGGCTGGTTTGGGGTGACCGAGAACACGGCAGGCTGCATGGCCACGCCGCGCACGGTGATGGGGTCGTGTGCCATGGCCTAGCCCTCCACGATGGATTGCACATGCACCTGGGCGGTGGCGCCGGTGTCCAGTAAGCGCACGCGCACCCGCTCAAACCCGGTCTGCTGCCACACGATGTGGGCTTGGCGGAGCTTGACCTCGCCGTAGCCCACGGCAAAGCGCACCAGCACGATGGTTGGGGTGCCGCTGCTCATTGCTGCCACCCCTCTGTTTCAGCCAGCATGGCCTTGTAGCCCACGCCCCAGGTCCGCTTGACTTCGGGCAAGCCGTACACCATGCGCACGCGCTCCACCAGCTCGGCTGGCACGCTGGTTCGCAGCATGGGCGTGAACATGGGGGGCGTCTTGAGATGCTTCTTGAGGAAGTCGCTGTAGGGCTTGCGGGGACAGCCACCGCCCAAGCAGTCGTGTCCCTCGCTCATGGCCGCGTAGCGCTTGCCTTGAAGGGTGCGCAGCTTGCGTGAGATCAGCACCAGCTCCAGGTGCTCCACGTCGATGTGCTTCTCGGTGCTCATGCCAACCCCTTCTCTGCCGCCCTTGCGGCAGCGCTGGCGTTGAGCAGGGCACGGCCCAGCTGCTCGGCTTCGTCAGCCGTCAGGGTGTGCAAAAAGCTGAAGGGGTCGGTGTTGAAGTGCAGCCACGTGATGTGGCGCTCTTGGTCGAACTGGTAGACATGGGCCTCACACGCCCGGATGGACATGGGCGCCTGGTCCAGCAGCATGCCGGGCTTGCGAGGTGTGAGGCCGTCGCTGCGGCTGACAAAGTGCGTCTGCCCCGAGGCGCCACTCATGGGCTCGTTGCTGACGGTGATGGCCCGGCTGACCAGGGTCAGGGCTGGGCGTTCAGATGTCTGGACTGTGTTTGTGGGCACTTTTCCGCTCCGTCAAGGTGATGACGGAACGGAGTATCACAAAGTGTGTTTATCTTGTCAACACGTTTTGTGATTTTCTTTCGTGGCGCGTGTTATGGCTTTATCGCGCCTATCTCTCGATTAAACCGAAGTGCTGTGTCCATTGCGTTTGGTATGCATCCGAACATGTTGTCGCACCAAACGTCAACAAGGAGTCGATACTTGCCCTTGCCTTGCGGTTCTTTCATGACCCTCACGGCCAGGTCTGTTGTGCCACCTGTTGCGTTGTAAGTCTCAATCAGCACATTTGACTGCGTTTGGATCTTGAACCCGGCGTTTCTGACCACCCAAAGCTGTGCAGATTCCCATTTGGCATTGCAGTCATCAACTCCCTCGCATGTTGGAATTGTTCGCTGTAGCTCAGCGGTGCGCTGATTGTCTTGCGGTGCCGTTGCACACCCGGATACCAGTACGGTTGCGCTGAACGCAGTAGCGATTAGGCCGCGAATTTGCATGATTTCCCTTCAGTTAATTAGGCTTGTTTGATTAGCTGCGCGGGAATAAGTACACCCGCGCTGTCGGTCTGGTTTATTGGGTGTCTAACAGCTACGGCCTCTAGCATCTCGATGACGTGCAAAAGACCTGTTTCATTGATTTTCTCCAACAATTGATGCGCTCTGTCCCTTGTTGATACGGCGTGATATTTGCCTGGCTGTTCGTTCAATGTGAGCGATTTTGACCTGCCGCTTTGATTGAAGCCATCGATAGTGGAGAGGTCATCGGTATCTGGACCTTGAATGAACCATTCGACAGAAATGTCTAGCGCTTCGGCAATTTTGGGCAGCATGAACCCGCCCCTACCTGTGGCCCTGTTTTCAAGGTTGCTGATCCCGGACTGCGTTTTATAGCCAACCCTGAGTGCAAGCTCCTCTCCCGAGAGTCCTCTGAACTCTCTGGCTTGTCTGATCCGGTCGCCAATGGTTTTCATGTGGATTGTATTAAACACAAAACGTGTCAACACGTGGTGTTGAAGTTAAACACGTCGTGTGTTATGCTTTTTGCATGACACAAACACCACACCCCTTGGACCGCGCGTGCCTCTCGGTAGGTGGGCGGAAGGAACTGGCTGAGCGCCTCAATGTGACTCCCGCCGCCATTGGCAACTGGAAGGCCAGGGGCGTGCCTGTTGAGTACTGCCCAGCCATTGAGCGAGAGACGCGTGCAGAAGTAACTCGGCGCGATCTCCGACCCGATGACTTCCACCTGATCTGGCCCGAGCTGGCCACTCCTCCACAAGACACACAGGAGGTGCGCAATGCAGCCTGACCGACCCCTCAAGACAACTGGCGACAAGGCGGGGCTTGAAGCCCGCTGGTTGTATGAATTTTCCGAGCTTGATGCGGTGGCTAAAGCAGATGCCCAAAAGCTCAAAGGCATAGCAGACAACAACCCCTTCTCGAACCCCGAATTCATCAAGGGGTTGAAAGAGTCAAGGCTCAAAGCCAAGGCCGCTGAGTTTCGTCGAGTTCTAGAACTAGCTGGATTTCGTGTCCCTGCTCTTGAAAAAGATGCACGCGGTGTAGCACCTCGAAAGCGGCCAAGACTCCACTTGGCATTCGCAGATTCGGGAAGCTCAGGTGGTCGCCCACGTTGGGTATGGCTCCTGGCTTTGCTTGGATGGTCACTGTTTCTGGCGTCTCTATTCCTACACGTCTCAGCAAATCTGTGTCCGTGAAGGTCACTCTCATTTGAATGGTTTCCATGGGTGCCCCTTTCGTGGGTAGTGGGTTTGTGGAAAAGCAATGCTGCCACGGAACCGGGCACCCACCCATTTAAGTCGAGTTCTGTGAGTTGTTCAGGCATGTGTTCCATGCCTTTATTACCGGCGAAGTTCAACTGGTAATTCAAGAGGTAACCCGATGAAATTTATTGATCAAGCCACGCTGCCTTTGCCTCTGCTGGGTGGGGTCGTGCAGGCGCAGCGCCTGGTGGTGCCGCCCGAGGTGGTCATGAGCATTCGCAGCTACCGCCACGCCTGCCGTCTGGCCTGGAAGCTGCGACAGGTGCGCAACCTCACGCGCCGCACGCTGGCCGAGTGTTCAGGCCTCTACACCTCCCACGTGTCCGACTACTTCAGCGTGCATGACAACCGGCGAGAGCTTCCAGCCAAGCACATTGCCCAGGTGGAGGCCATCTTGGGTAACACGGTCATCAGCCAGTGGCTGGCTCAGCAATCGAAGCTCACGGTGCTGGAAGAAATGCAAGCCGCACGGAGGGCCGCGTAATGGCAGCGCCCCGTGGCGAGATTCGAGAGGCGCTGTGCAAGGCGTACAGCTCGGTGCCTGAAGAGCTGGGCGCTACCTGGCGTGATGTGGCCGCAGCCTCGCAGGTCGGCTTTCAGGCTGCAAAGCGGGCTGTTGAGAACATGGTCAAGTGGGGGGAGTTGGAGGTAGTTCGTGATGTGCGCGTGCCCGGCTGCCGTCGCCCCATGAAGGCCTACAGACTCAAGCAACGGTCAACTAACGGTTTCAGCGCAGACAGCACAGCGGCCATTGGCGACATCATGAAGAGGTGGCGCACCTGATGAGCCGCACCCCGATTGATTTCACGCGCCTGGCATCGGCGCTGCTTGACAACGCCCAGCGCTGGCTTGAGCAGTGGTTGCCCGGTGGCAGGCGGCAAGGCCCTGAGTACCTTTGTGGCGACTTGAGCGGAGGCAAGGGCGAGTCCTTGTCGATCAACATCAAGTCGGGCATGTGGGCTGACTTTGCCAACGACGACAAGGGTGGAGACCTGATCAGCCTGTATGCGGCCATCAATGGCCTCAACAACGCGCAGGCTGCCATTGTGCTCATGGGCATGCTCGGCTGGGACACCTCGGCCTACCAGCGCAACCCCGAAGCCGTCCAGGCGTCTGCACCGCGCAGCCCATCATCATCCGACAGCAGGCCGGAGCCACCGCCCGAAGAGCCACAAGCCCGCAAGGGCAAATCCAGCGGCAAGCCAGAGGCTAAGTGGCGCACCATCGTGCCGGTACCGCCCAATGCGCCTGAGCCCACGTTCAAGCACCACTACCGGGGCATTCCAAGCCAGCGTTGGGCCTACACACGCGATGGGCAGTTGCTTGGCCACGTGTGTCGATTCATTAAGAGTGACGGGGACAAGGAGACCTTGCCCTACACATGGTGTCAGGACGATGCCGACGACCGTGGCCTGCAGAAATGGACATGGCGGCAGTGGGATGAGCCTCGCCCGCTTTTTCTGGCGGCTGGCTTGCTGGCTGAAGACCCGCGCCTGGTCCCTGTGGTGCTGGTCGAGGGCGAAAAGTGTGCCGAGGCAGGCCACAAGCTGCTGGGCCATGAATTTGACTTTGTAAGCTGGCCAGGCGGCAGCAATGCATGGGGTAAGGCCGACTGGACGTGGCTGCGTGGCCGTGTGGTCTTCATGTGGCCGGACTGTGACAGTAAGCACTTCAAGCTGACAGCTGAAGAGCGCAAGCAAGGCGTGGACCCCAAAAGCAAGCCATTGCTGCCCGAGGCCAAACAGCCGGGCATTGCGGCCATGCTGGCCATTGGCACCATCCTGGCCGCTGACATGGGCTGCACGGTCAGCATGGTGCGCATCCCAGCGCCTGGCAACGTCACCGATGGCTGGGACATTGCCGATGCCATCGAGCAAGGCTGGGACGCTGAGACCGTGCGCAACTACATCCGCGCAGCCAGAGCCTTCACCCCACCTGACGAAGCTGCGGCAGCCAAGGCTCGATCTACCCCTTCATCCGCTGCCGCGGGCGACGATGCTGACGACAGCCGCGCCTGGCGCTTGAAACTGCTCACCTCCTCGACGGGTGCAACCAAGGCAGTGCGTGAGAACGTTACCCTTGCCCTGGAGAACATCGAAGAAGTCAAGGGGCTGGTGGCTTACAACGAGTTCACCAACGACATCATGAAGATGCGTGACGCACCCTGGGGCTCGCCCAAGGGTGTGTGGGATGAGGTGGACGAGCTGCTTATGGGTGAGTGGCTCACCCGTGAGCACTACTTGCCATCGATGCCACGCGGCACGCTGGAGGAGGCTGTGCGCATGGTGGCCTATCGCCAGCGCTACCACCCCGTGCGCGTGTACCTGAACACGCTCAAGTGGGACAACACACCGCGCCTGCGTGAGTGGCTCATCAAGGTATGCCTGGAAGAAGACGAGCACCCGCAGGAGCTGCAACGCTACCTGGCTCGCGTGGGCACATGGTTTCTGCAGGGCATGGTGGCGCGTGTCATGGAGCCTGGCGTCAAGTTTGACTACATGCTCATCCTGGAAGGCAAGCAAGGCCTGCGCAAGTCCACCGTGTTCAAGGTGCTGGCCGGTGACTTCTTTGCCGACACAGGCTTGGTGATGGGCGACAAGGACAGCTACCAGCAACTGCAAGGGCGCTGGCTGTATGAGTTCGCCGAGCTGGATGCCATGGCCAAGTCTGAGGTCACGAAGGTCAAGGCGTTTATTGCCTCGGCCTCTGACTACTTCCGTGCCAGCTTTGACAAGCGGGCAAGAGACTACCCCCGGCAGGTGGTGTTCGGTGGCACGACCAACGAAGACACCTACCTCACCGACCCGACAGGCAACCGGCGCTTTTGGCCGGTGAAGGTCGAGCGTGTGTGCAACATCGAATGGCTTCAAGAGAACCGCGACCAGCTGCTGGCCGAGGCCATGCAACGGTGGCGCGATGACGCACGCATGTACCCCACGCACGAAGAAGAGGCCCTGCTGTTTGAGCCTGAGCAGAACGCCCGCGCGGTGGAGAACGCCATCGAAGAGTCCATTGCTCGCTGGCTGGCCAGCCAGGATGGCTCGCTGGTGGACAAGATCACCTGCAGTGAGCTGCTGGGCAAGATCGGTATCGGTATCGAGAAGCTCGGCCCTGGCCGCCACCACGAGAAGCAGGCCGCAGCCGCGCTCAAGCGACTGGGCTGGAAGCGTGAACGCTCCACCCAGCTCATTGAGGGCCGCAGGCCTTGGTATTTCAAGCGCCCGATCAGAGAAGTGAAGGCACCCACATCAACGCCCCAAGCGCAAGGGCACACCACCAGTGAGGAAGACGACGAACACCTTCCCTTCTGAGCAGCGAAGGCAGCGCAGCCGAAAAGCTCAGGAAGGCCAGTCTTTGAACCCATGACATAGCGAACCTGTCCCACATGTCCCGGATGACTCGGTGCTTTCAGTGATTGCTGGGGGCGCCTTTGGAGGTCAGTAATGACCACCTTGGCGGAGCTTTGCCCGGAGTTGTCCAGACGTCTTGATGAAAGCAGGCGGGCGTACCCGCCCACGCGCGCACCCTCGCGCCCAACCCCTACCCGTTTACCCAACTCACTGATATCTGAAAGACACCGAGACATGAGTGAAAAAAAGCAACCTGTATCGATGCGGCAAACAATGCCAAAGGTGGCTGACATGGTGGATCAGCACAGAGCCAAATTCGGGGCGGCATGGGTGAATGCCTGTATTGCTGACGGCATCGCTGGTAAGCCGAACCGCTTCTACGCCTTTGAGAACGGGCACATCGTTGGCACGCCTTTCGATGGTGATGCCGAGCTGGACCGGATTGCACGCACAACGGCCATGCTCAGTAAATCGGCCTACATGGTGATGGGTGACACCACCGATCCACCAGTCCTCCCCACTTACAACCATGAGGCAACCCATGTCGCAGTTTGAACACCTCAAGCGGCGCCTCGACAACTGGGCTCGCTGGCTGGAAGACCGAAACAACGGTGCAACCGGCTACCCGAGAAAAGCCGCCTTCTTGCCGACACAGAGCAGTGGCGCCAGCACCGACATGATCCCTGTCGACGACCTGGACGCGTGCAAGATCAATGAAGCCATCACCGCGCTGCGGACCATTAACTTCGGTTACTGGCTGGCCATCATCTGCACCTACATTGGTGACCCGGACAAGCCGTCGCACAAGCGGCGACGAATGACTCAGGCGCAGATTGCGCTCAAGGTGGGCTGCACTGACCGCACGATCAGGAACAGGCAGGCCGAGGCCCTTGGCTTGCTGGAGGCCCAGCTCGACCGGCGAGAAAGTGCTAAAAAATGAGGGAGTTCTACTGTTTTCCGGTTGTTGCTACATTTCAGGCACACTGCGCAGCAATTGCGACTAACCAAACACCAACCCGCCCCGAGCGGGTTTTTTTATGGACGTCTTCTTCACCAGCAACATTGACCTTGCGATTCAAGGTCTTGATGTGAAGGCAAAGCAAGTGCGCTATGCCGCTGCGGTGGCGTTGACCTGGTCGGTGGGTGATGCGCACAAGGCCATGCCCTCGCGTCTTGAGTCGGTGCTTGATCGCCCGACTGCCTGGACGAAGAACGGCCTGTTCGTCAAACGGGCAGAGCCCAGCAACCTGACCGCTCGGCTTGCCTGGAAGCCATCGCAGGCTGAGTACATGAAGTACCAGATCGAGGGCGGCACACGAACGCCAAAGCGTTTGGCCTTGAAGTTGCCCGCTGCTGTCCAGCTCGACGGGTCAGGCAACATACCGCGCGCGCTGCTTCGTCAGTTGATTGCCAGAGCCAAGTCCAACAAGCGGGCCACTGGCAGCATGGCAAGGCGGTACGGTGTGAGCAGCAAGCTGGATCTGTTCTACGGTGATCCTGCTGACGGCAGGCCCGCTGGCTTGTACAAGCGTGTGGTCAATGGCACGAGGCAGTCGCTGGTGCCTATCGTGCTGTTCCCCAAGCGGGCTGCTGTGTATCAGCGTCGCTTTGACTTTTATGGTGAGGCACGGCGTGTGGTCCGGGCTTCATGGCAGCGGAACTTCAGCAAGGCATGGGCACAGGCTAAGGCAACGGCTCGCTAATCATCGGGTCCCTCCTGTGGGTACTCAACGCGGGTCATTCGCGACCACGTTTTATATGTTCTTACAGACTTCTGCTTTGGGTAGTCACCCCAGGTAGTCAATAGGTACGCTCTATGGCTTTAATGGGTTATCGGGAATATGCCCGGCATCGGGGCTGCACGCTCGGCGCTGTGCAGAAGGCCATCGAGGCCGGTCGCATCACTGTGGTTGTGGACGACCGTGGCGCCAAAAAGATCGACTCAGAGCAAGCCGACAAGGCCTGGGATCAAAACACCGACCTAGCCAAGCAATCGCTGCTGCACGCGCCTGACAGCGCTGCCGCTGGCCAGACGTCTGAACAGTCTGGCGAGCCAGACGAAGACGCGCCGCTGCCTGGCGACTCTGACCGATACAAGACCGCTCGGGCTGAGCGCGAAGAGATCCGGCGAGACAGTGAGCGCCTGGAGCTGCAGCTCAAGCAAGGCTCGCTCATCGATGTCGACGAAGCGGGGCGCATTGCTTACACCAAGTTCAGAGCGCTGCGAGACAGCCTACTCAATGTGCCTGCCCGCGTGAAGGACCAGTGCGCGGCCATGAAAGACCCGATGGAAGTCGAGCTGCTGCTCGACCGTGAACTCTCAAGCGTGCTGGCGTCATTCGACCTGGCATCCGTTACCCGTGAGCGCGATGACGAAGACGACGACGATGCAACCGATCAATGAAGACCCCTGCTCAAAGATTCGAGAGCGCCATTCAACGGGCGCTGCGACCAGACTCGCAAGTCTGGATCGATGAGTGGGCAGAGGACAACCGTGTTCTGCCGCCTGACTCACCCGAGCCGGGCGATTGGCGCAATGATCGTGCGCCTTACCTGATCGACATCATGCGGACGATGTCGCCCTCCTCGCCTTGGCGAGAAGGGTGGGTGATGAAAGGTGTGCAAGTCGGCGGCTCATCTGCAGGTGAGAACTTTCTCGGCGGGTCAATCTGTAGTGCGGCTGGCAACATCCTGGTGGTGTTTCCCACGCTGGACGATGCGAAGCAGTGGGAGCTGAACAGGTTCACGCCGATGCGTGACTCCACGCGGGCGCTGCGCCTGCGTATCCGCGATGCGCGTGTGCGTGGGGCAGACAACACCAAGCTGCGCAAGAAGTACCCAGGCGGCACGATGCGGCTGGTCGGTGCCAACCGCATGGGCGGTGCCAAGTCGACCACGTATCGCTACATCAAGTTCGAGGAGCCCGACGACTACCCCCGAGCCCTGGCGGGCCAGGGTAACCTGATCCAGAACTTCCGCAACCGTGCGGGGAACTTTGGTCGCAAGGCCAAGATCTGGGGCGACGGCACGCCCACGGTCGATGGCCAGTCAGCCGTGCAAGACGGCTACAACAAGGGCGACAAGCGCGAGTGGCGCCTGTGGTGCCCTGGCGGTTGTGGCGAGGCGCAGCCGCTGTCGTGGAGTGGCTTTGTGTTGCCCGAGGGCGACCCAGCCGATGTGCGCTACCAGTGCCGGGGCTGCAACAAGCCATTCAGCGAAGAGGAGTGGAAGACCCACAACTACAAGCCACGCCCCAAGGGCTGCACCGAAGAGCAGGCCCGAGACCTGGGCCTGGCCCACTGGGTGGCCACCGCAGTAGGTGAGCCATACGTGGCGAGCTGGAAGCTGCCTTCGTTTGTGGCGCCCCTTGGCTGGCGCCCTTGGCCGGTTCTGGTGGTTGAGTGGCGCGAGGCGCAAAAGGACGAAGAGAAGCTCAAGTCCTTTATCAACAACCAGATGGCCGAGTGCTGGAAGGACGACGTCAGGAGTGAGGTGGGAGCCGATGCGCTGCAAAAGCGTGCCGAGAACTACCCGCTCATGTACTGCCCGAAGGGCGCGCTGATTGTGGTGGCTGGCGTTGACACGCAAGACAACCGGCTGGCCATTGTGATCCGGGCCTTTGGTCGTGACGAAGAATCGTGGGGCCTGTGGCACGGCGAGATCTACGGCGACCCCTCATTGCCTGACGTGTGGAACAAGCTGCGAGAGCTGCTGACCGCACCCATCAGACACGAATCGGGGCAGGTGCTCTACGTCGACGCGGCAGCCATTGACGCTGGCGGTCACCACTCGGAAGACGTGTACGCCTTCTGCCGTGATGCCAAGCTGCGAGGCAAGCACTGGTTTGCCATCCGTGGTGCCAAGGCTTATGACGCGCCCAAGCTGGGCAGGCCGAAGACCATTGAGTTCACCTGGCGCGGCAAGGCGGTGCCTGGTGGTGTGGTGCTGCGTTTCTTGGGCACGCAAGCCATCAAGAACCTGATCGATGGTCGGCTGCGCCTTGAGAAGACTGGCGGGGGGTATTACCACTTCCCGCTCGGCTTTCAGCGTGACTACTTCGAGCAGCTGCGGTCTGAAAGCCGCGTGCGCAAGAAGGACAAGCAAGGAAACAAGGCGCTGTGGTGGGAAAAGGGCTCAAAGCGCAACGAGGCATGGGACTGCGAGGTGTACCTGTACGCTGCGCTGCTCTATGTCATGCACGGTCGCCACGCGGAAACGGTCTGGCGCAACCGTGAGCGCGTCTTCGAAACCGTTGTGCAGTTGGACCTGCTGACCAGCGTGCAAGCGCCGGTGGAGCCTGCGACACAAGCCCAGGCCGAAGCCGAACAGGCAGACCAGGGAAACGTCACCCAGGTGGTGGTCGATGGCGACACGGGCGAGATCATCAGCGGCGCACCTGCCGCTGATGCACCGCAGGCGTCACAGCAAGTCTTCGAGGCGCTTGGCTGGCCGGTGACCACTGAGACAGCACCCGTGGAAGACCAGTCGCAGGGCGGTGCGCAGATGTACCCGCCACTGCCCGAGCCTCCGGTGATACCGCCCCGCAAACCAAAGCCACCCAAGCCGCCACGTCCAAAGCGTGGCGGCTTTGTAAACGGGTGGCGCAAGTAACTGGAGATCTTGATGTTGACTGTTTACGCGGGCGACAGCTTCGAGCTGCGCCGGGATGTGCCTGGGCGCAGCGCTGCCGATGGGTGGGTGATGTCGCTGCGCATGGCACCTCGCTTGACTGGTGCTGGCTACGTGGCCTTGAGCTACACGGGCACTGCTGATGGGGCCACGCATGTGGTGGCTGTTGACTCAGCCACCACGGCGGCATGGAAGGCGGGCATCTACTCGGCCATGTTGTGGGTGGTCAACCAGCCTGCCATGTTCGATGGCGCGACCCTTGACCTGAGCTTTGCTGACCAGGCCTATCAGCAGTGGGGGCCAGACGCCCACACGGCTGAGCGCTTTGACATCGAAGTGTTGCCTGACCCTCGGCAAATGGAGCCGGGTATTGACTTCCGCAGCCTGGCACAGCGCACCCTGGACGAACTCAAGGCAGCCTATGCCTCGTATGTCGCCAACCGTGGGCATGTCAGCAGCTACAAGGTCAACGAGCGGGAGATGCAGTTCGGCTCTGCCGCTGACATCTTGAGCCACATCAGGTACTGGGAAGGGCAGGTAGCCAAGGAAAAACACGAGGCCCGGCTCAAGGCAGGCGGCAAGCCGCTGAACCGAATCAAGGTGCGCTTCACGCGCGGAAGGTAACCCTACATGAAACAGATCACACCAACGCGGCAGGCGAGCGGGGGCGGCAGCCGCATCCTGAACGCCTTTGTCGCGCAGCGTGCGGCTGAGCGTGCATCGCGGTCACCTGCCGGGCTGTGGCATGCAGCGCCTGACCAGGTCAAGCTGTTGAAGGCTCCACCCACCGCAGGCCTGCGCCGCTTCATGGCCGCAAGCAATGACCGGCTTGTGTCCGACATGATGGACACGCTGGGCATCGTCTCGGGCAATGCCGAGGTGCGGCAGTCGCTGCGCTCGATGCGAGCCAAGTCCAGACGTCTGGCCAAAGACAACGAGTACGTGAAGTACTTCTTGCACCTGCTGCGCAACAACGTGCCAGGCCCCAAGGGCTTCACGTTGCAGATGAAGATCTACAAGCAGCGCGGCGGCAAGCTGGACAGCGATGCAAACGCGACCATCGAAGAGGCCTACGCGGAGCACAGCAAGCGCGGCAACTTCACACCGTGCGGTCGCGCAAGCCGTGGCACCTTCGAGCGCTCATGCATCTCGAACCTGGCCCGCGATGGCGAGGTCATCATTGAGCGGCTGTTCGGGGCTTGCTTCGGGCGCTTCGGTATTGCTCACCAGCTGATCGACCCTGACCTGCTGGATGACTCGCTGAACTTGGCTGTCGGCTCGGCCATGCCTGGCTACGGCAAGCTCGACACTGGCAACAGCATCCGCATGGGTGTCGAGGTTGACCAGTACATGAAGCCAGTGGCGTACTGGTTCCTGAGCTTGCATCCTGGCGACGATGTGGCGGGCTACGCTGTCATGCGACACCGTCGCGTGGATGCTGACCGCATCATTCACTGGTTCTTGAGCGATGACGCCCGGCCAGGTGTGACGCGTGGTGTGCCTCTGATCTACTCGGGCCTGCGCCGCATGGCCATGCTTGGTGGCTACGAAGAAGCCGCACTGGTCAACGCTCGGCAGGGCGCAAGCAAGATGGGCTTCTACAAGCCGCCTGCCCAAGAGATGGGGGCACCGCCTGATGGCAGTGAGGTGGCTGACGGTCAGGAAGACAACGGCACACCAAGTGGCGGAGACTTGTACCAAGAAGCTGAGCCTGGCGTGTTCGGTGTGCTGCCAGCTGGTTGGGACTTCCAGACCTACGACCCGGCCTACCCCAACGACGCAATGGGCGGCTTCATCAAAGCCATGCTTCGGGCGTTCAGCAGCAGCGTAGGTATCAGCTACCCGATCATCGGTAACGACTACGCGGACATCAACCTGTCCACCATTCGCTACTCGGCCTTGCAAGACCGCGACACGTTCGAGTCGCTGCAGGAGGCAATGATCGAGGCGATCAGCCTGCCCATCTTCGAGAGCTGGCTCAGCCTGTCGCTCGGCTTGGGGCAAGTCGGCCGCCTGCCGCCTGACGGCTATGACCGCTTCAACAAGCCCCGGTTCTTCCCGCGCAAGTGGCGCAGCCCTGACCCACAGAAGGACTTGGCCGCAGGTGCGCAAGCCGTGGCGCTTGGTGTCACCAGCCGCACGCGCTTGTGCGCTGAGAACGGTGACGACTTCGAAGAGATCCTCGAAGAGTTGTCGCGTGAAGAGCAGATGGCCCGCGACAAGAAGGTGACCCTGAACACCAACGCGGCGATGGCCAGCAAGAACCCACCCAAAACCCCGCCAGGGCCTCAGCCTGCCTCTGAAGACGGCGGCACTGCAACGGGCCTTAAGCCTGACGACGAAGGAGAAACTGATGCCACAAGCACAGACACAGACTGAAGCGCCATTGAAGCTCGGTCGCCAATGGCGAACGTATGGGCTCAATGTCAAGGAGATCGATCAAGAGGCACGCACGGTGCCTCTTTCTTTTTCCAGTGAAGACCCCTACGAGCGCTGGTGGGGCGTAGAAATTCTCGGGCATGCACCCACAGAAGTGGACATGTCGTGGGCTGGCAGTGGCCGTGCGCCGCTGCTGGCAGACCACGATACCCGGCAACAGATCGGCGTTGTCCTGAGCGCCGAGATCGGCACCGACCGGAAAGGTCGGGCAATCGTGAAGTTCGGTAAGAGCGCACGCGCCGAGCAGGAATTTCAGGACGTACTTGATGGGGTTCGAACGAACGTCAGTGTCGGTTACGAGATCCGCGAACTTGAGCTGGTGAAGCAAGAGGGCGATGTGAGCACGTACCGGGTCACGGACTGGATGCCCCTGGAAGTCAGCCTTGTCTCGATCCCTGCCGACATGACCGTCGGTGTCGGGCGCGATGGCGAGGCTGCCGAAAAGCCGGTGCGCATCAAGCGAGCCGCTGACCCCTCCTCTCCCC